TGAGCTGCTTCCATCAACTGACCCAAAGAAGCGAGATGTGTTTTACATTGCTGGCGCATCTGGTTCTGGTAAGTCGTATATCGCAAAGGGTATCGCAGAGTATTATCAGAAGCTTTTTCCCGACCGAAGTGTGTATTTGATTTCAAAGCTGAATGCTGACCCTGGCACGCTGGATAAGATGAAGAAGCCTTGCAAACGCATTAATGTTCAAAGTATTGTTGAATCTTATCCTGACTTGGACGAGTTCAAAGATTGTCTGGTGATTGCCGATGACTGGGACACCTTCGGTGGGGCGGAAGAGAAGGCGGTATTGAAGCTAATAGAAGACATAGCAATCATGGGACGTCATTCTAACACAAGCATCTTAATCCTGTCGCACTATCTGAATAACTACAAAAAGAGTCGTCTAATGTTATTAGAGGCCACTCATTTTGTTTTGTATCCGATGAGCACTAGCGCCCACGCTTTGAACTATTTATTGAAGAATTACATTGGAATGGACAAGAATGATGTGCGGGACTTGAGACGACTGGGTCGTTGGATTTGTGTTAAAAAGACTTTCCCTCAGTATATTGTCTCAGCTAATTATGCTCGTATGTTGATTAAGGAGTAATTAAATAAGTCCATTTTGCTGCTTCCAATCTGTACGGATTTTCTCTAAGAATTCATTAGCGCCATTTCCGTAAAGTCTTTGAATAATGTTAAAGCATTCATTTGACAGGAGTGTTGGTGGTAAGCATTCTCCCGCCACTCGGTTTTCAAGATATCCATTGAGCCAGATTTTATCGGCTTCAGATGCCCCTTTTGCGTCTAAAATCTTCTTAGTTGTTCCTGACGAGATTTTATACACGGGCTTTTTAAAGAGTTCAAGCATCGCCTTCTCTTTTTCCTTTTTTGCCTTGTTCATCTACACTATATATAGAATATATTTTTCCTAAGTATAATGGCTCATGAGGACAGACTGTATTATTTTGACGAGCTTATTGACCAAGACCAAGATATGGTAGGTGGTAGGTTAGTAGGTGGGGCTTCGTTTAGAGATTATGTTAATCTTAGGACTGGAGACATTCTTCCTGGACAGCAATTAGCTTTACAACAGTTGCTTAAGCGCATTAAAACATCTGAAGAAGTTAAACATTCTGAGGGGTTTTCTACGGCTATTTTAAATTTGTGGCATGCGCTACATCCAGAAGCTCCAGACAATAGACACGCAAGGGCAAGAAAAGTTGTTTCTGATATTAGGGCTAAATTACTAGATGATGGTCAACAACTTGTTGGTGCTCCTTACGCTAGTAGCAATGCTGCCCTTGCCCGACCTATTGCGATTGTTCCTAAAGTTCAACAGCAGGTTCGTGTGTTAAGACAAGATGTTCCAGAGAGTATTCGTGCTTATGCTACGAGAAATGGCATTGACGCAGTAACATTATGGAACAGTGCTGATAATAGGAACCCAGAAGAAGGATGGCAAGATAATACTCCTGCCTTCTTTGAGAGTCGTAAAATCTTTACAGATGCCCGTGGGCGGCGTTATGCCGACCCATATGAGAGATATCAGTACAGACCTAAGCCTGCTTCAGTGAGGGTAGCTGCTGGCATGAAGAGTGGTGGTGGTAATACATGTTCTGGTATACATACTATTGCTCCTGACCCAAGTGAACTAGCAGATATTGAAGATAAACAATTACAGATTCAGTTTGCTGAGGAAAATGAAGAACAAATAGCTATTGATTATTTGAATAATGATGTTTTAAAAAGTTTAGATGATTTATATAAAAACTCAGTTCCTAGAATTCCTCTAGATACGTTTATAGAAAATTTACCAAACCTTCCCCCACCTCCTCTAACAAATAAATCACTTAGAATAATAAGAAAACTTACAGAAAAGTATGGTTCAAATGATGCAGCTGCTAGCGTAGTTGGAAATGCCTTTGCGTCTTGGAAGAAGCGTGAGTTATCTAACCAAAGAGAGACCAGGAATATGGATAGACGAGTAAGAAGAGAACAAGAAGAAGCAGCAGCGGCAGCAGCAGCAGCAGCAGCAGCAGCAGAAGAAGCAGCAAGGGAACTAGCAGAAGCAGAAGAAGCAGAAGCAGAAGCAGCAGAATTAAGAAGAAGACATGAAATACAAAGAAGAAAAGGATTAGTACAAAGGAGACCATCAACGAAACCACCAAAGAAATCAGCAAAGGACCCAGCGGGTGGCCGTGATGATTAAATATAATTACTATATAGAATGTCATTCCCTAGTGGTCTATTAAGATGGACTGGGTCTTGGTCAGCAACACGAACGTATCTGTACGGTGATATTGCCCTGGCATCAACGAATGTGTCTTATGCCTGCGGCGTGCCTACATCTTTGAACGTTGACCCTGCTACGCAGCCTTCTACAGATTGGTTTGGATTCCCTCCAAGTGGTGGTGGTAGTCCTACTTCTTGGTCTGAATACCCAGCGACACAATTAGTTAGATTAAATCAGTTAGCAAATCTGGAAGGTGATTTTGGATTAGACGGCCAAGTATTATCATCAGACGGCACAAAGATTCAGTGGGTGACGCCTAGTGTTCCAGCGATTAACCCTCCGCAACTAATAGGCCAAACTCTCTCCACTCCAGTCACGATAAACATAGCGGGAACAACAGTCTTAGAACTACTTATTACACCAACTATTCAATGTCAGGCATCTGTAACAGTCACCGTAAACTACGAAACAATGGCACCAGGGGCAGATACTCTAACTCTCACGTTAAAGAGTGATATAGGGAGTTCATCAGTAGAAATAGATTCAGCAGAATTATCATCTTTTTCACTTGGAGGCAAACAAAGTTGTGCGCTCAGTGGAGTTCTACCAAGCACTTTATTGCCAAATGTTCAAGTAAAAATAACGCTCAGTGCGGAATCCTCTGGTAATGGGGCATTTAATTTAAATAAGGCAAATATGAGTGTTTTATACAATATTCCTGCTCAATCTTAATTATATTTTCTATATAGTATGGCAGCACCGTTTCCAGATGGAATTTTAAGATGGAATGGTGACTGGAGTCCTACAACTCTATACCATTATGGCGACATAGTTCTAGCATCAACAAATGTATCTTATGCCTGTGGCGTTTTAACATCACTAAATGAGAATCCTGTTCCGGCTCCTTCTGCTTCATGGGCACCCTTTCCGAGCACTGGTGGTGGTGTTACCTCACTCAATACACTCTCAGGAGCATTAACATTAGCAGCAGGGACGGGTATCAGTATTACACCTGCCGGAACTACTTTGACAATTGCTAACACAGGGGCTTCAGTCTACCAGGCAACGTATTACAAGAGCATACAACAGAATCTTTCCGCCCCACCTGGTGGGAGCACAGATGTCACATTTGACTTAACTGGTCCATGGAATAATACTGGCGGTTATATTACACATGTTAATGGAACAACTCTTTTTACAGTCGTTCAGACTGGTCTTTACCAATTAGAGTTTAATGCATATATTATACCAAACGGTGCCACATGGAATACTGGCACTAATAAGCAGATTTCTATAGATATTACAAGGTCACCTACCCCAGAACAAGCGGTAATAAGCGTAAACTCAGTCATGGCCACCTCTCTTGATTATACACAGAGTGTAAGTGCTTCTTTTTATCTACAGGCTGGAGATGCGATAAATCTCCGTCTAAGTAGCAATCATGCGACGGCTACTCCATTTATCCGTCCTCTTACGAATGTAATTGACCTTAACACTTGGTTCTCATGGCAATTCTTATCTTTAGGGACCGCTACTGCCTATCAGAACCCTCCTCCTGTCATACAGGTAGCAGGGACCACTGCTCTCATTCCCACAACTGCCAACACTCAGTACATCTTAACATCTGGCACAATTCAAAACTTTACGACTGCTGGTCTGGGTGCTGGAAACGCTGGGGCTGTCTGGTATCTCAAATCAGCATTACCGAGAGGAGGGGGTGGTAATGATATTACAATTCGGCATAATGGGACTGCTATCACAGGCGCTACTTCTACACTACATCAAGGAACTAATACAACAAATACTGCTAGTCAAACTCTCTATTGGAGTGGGACAGATTTGATAATGTATTAAGTAATTTTCCCCTCTAAATAGAATGGACGGTGGTGCTGAGAAGCAAGCAGAGGGCTACTCTCTAGGTGATGACGACATCCGAAAGCTACTAGGTGGTGAGTGTAAGATAACATCATATACTCAGCTAGAGGGTATTCACGACATTAATGAGCTGTTTGACAGAAAGGGAAGGGCTGTAATATTCTTTCCACAAGAGTCTGCTAATGTGGGGCATTGGATTGGTCTGATTAAGGATGGAAAGCAAATTGAATTCTTCGATTCATACGGTAATTATCCTGATAAGCAGAAGCCAGATTTAGAGACTCAGCGTGCTCTTCAAATTGACCAGCCATTGATGACAGAACTTTTAGAGAAATCTGGCTGCCGAGTGATATACAATAAGGTAGCCCTTCAAAAGACAAAGGACGATGTTCAGACCTGTGGCCGACATGTAGTCTGTCGTCTTCTGTACTCTAAATATCCTATTGGCAGATACAGAGCAATGATTAAAACTACTGGTCTTACACCCGATGAATTTGTCACCCGAGAGACTCTGCCAGTATTAGGAAAATAAAAACTATAAGTATAAGTAGAATGGCTTACAGTTTCAGAAGCATTGTAGATGGTGGCTCAGATTCTGATATGATTTATTACAACGCAACGCTGACATCTACAAAGACGTCTGACCTACTTCAGAGTAGTCTTCAGCTCCCGATTCGTTTTAATGAGTCTCGTGATGCGCCAATTATCAGGGATGCCTCTCAATACTATTTCTCTATCATCCGCTTTGCGATGAACGGTCCTGGCAAAAATCTGCCGCTGTTCATTCCTCTTGTACAGACAAATGGGAATATTCAGCCTTTTCAATCAGACCCTAATCTGACTGTCTATTATGCGAGTCTAGCCTATCAGCGTGAATGGAATTATACAACTGGTGGTGGCGTTGCGACAACGGCTATGATTACATTGACACCACCGAGTAACCCTGTAATCTATATTCCAGAGACTCAGGACCTTCGTGTAGCGCCAGTTCCTTCTGTTCCAGTGACTGGCATTCTAAAGCAAGACCTGAGCACTCGATACTATTGGATTTATACGTATAAGCACTTTGTTCAGCTGGTAAACAATACATTTGAGTCTGCGATGAATACTGTCTGGCAGGCTTGGGGTGCCGCATGGGCGAGTCAAGTAACTAGCACTGGCTCTGCCACAGCAGACCCCTATCCTACGTTTGCTAGTTTTCTTTCTGACCAAGACGTTCCTGTGCTCTATTATGACGAGGTGACTGGTCTCTTTGAGATTTACGGCGATACTCGGTGCTTTAACGTTTCAGGCCAGATGCGACTGAACAATCCTAGTGGGGATGAGGGTATTCAGCCTGCTCTACCTGCGTATGTGCCTCCTGCGTATGCGCCTGGTGGTGTGGCAACGGCTGCTTCTGCCTGCTACATGCGCCTTTTCTTCAATGACCTGCTCTTTGGTCTGCTGTCTAACTTTAACAACACTTATCTTGGGGCAACGAATGGGAATTCCATAGTAATGCCTTTAACACAGACGCAACTAACTCCTCTACCTCCGTCATCAGGTGGTGCCATTCTCTATATTAACGAGATTCTCTTTACGAACCAGCAGTATAGGAACATTCTAAACAACAATCCTTCTCTCCAGAATCTAAACGCAGTGCCTCCCCCGATTTACAATCCCTTCTTCTTTCTTCCGGCTGAGAAGCAGAATCTGTACTGGATTGCTAAGCAGGACTACCGCTCAACAGATACGCTATGGAGTCCTGTGGCGAATATTGTCTTTACATCTTCCCTGCTTCCTCTTAAGAAGGAGTTCAATGCTGCGCCAGTGGAGCTCAATCAGACGAACGTAAGCGGTAAATCTGTGGCTGCCCAGAGTTCTTTTGAGCCTATCATCTGCGACTTTGCGGTTGACCAGCAGATTGAGTCGGCACAAGGATGGCGTTCTTTTGCTCTGTACGAGCCTACAGCAGAGTATCGTCTCTTAAGTATGCAGGCATCTCATGAAGAGATTAGGAACATAGACATTCAGGTATGGTGGCGTTACCGTCTGACAGGTGAGCTAATTCCGCTAACGATGGCGAACTCATCTGATGTGAGTATTAAGATGCTGTTCCGCAAGGTAGATTTCCGTTCATAAACTTATTAAGCGATAGAATAATATTCTATCCACTTAATACAATGGAGAATATCCTTTTAACACACCAAAGGTTGCCTGAGGCTTGCAGCCGACAAGCTCAAGCACCAAGACTCAATAGAATTCCAAACGTCCCGGCAACAGCAATTATTTACAAGATAACCATTGGGACGAAGTATTACATTGGCTCAACCAAGGGAAGTCTTCAAGCCAGATTACTAACGCACTACAAGAAGGCAAAGCTGTTCCCCGAGAGGAAGATTTACAAGGCTATCTCAGAGTTGGGTGGTTGGCATCGTTGTTCCATAGAAGTCTTGAAAACCTCATCTTACACAACCAAGGAGGCACTTTTACTGGAAGAAAAAACACTGTTTAATTTATCCGACCCACTTTGCCTGAATTCTATTTCTGCCATCGGCCAATTCATTTGAATTTATTTTGTTTGGCTTAAGTATAATGTCCTCTGATATCGCCAAGCTGGCCGTGTATGACAGCCGTATTGTTCAGCAGCAGCCTAGTTATGCGGTAGAGAAGGGAGCACTTTCTATTACGAATAGCCCTTTCTCTGCTATCTCTCAGAGCCAGAGCCAGCATTCTTACAATATCTATGTACCCTCTGAGAACGTGTATGTAGCTCGTGATATGGACTGGTCTAGCACGGTGAATCTACGCATTGATGTTCAGCTAGGCGACACTGCTGGCGGCCAGTATCCTATTGGCCAGCCTCTCCTAGAGCTTGGTGTAGATGGTTCTCTAGCTGCTTTTCCCCTAAACAGCATGTGCGCCACTATCACGGCGACCATTAACGACACCACAACCACCATTAACTCTCAGGATGTGCTAACTGAGATTATGCGTCTAACTGACTACCGTGCCAACAGGGTTCAGCGCACTTGCCCGACGATGTTAGATAAGTATCAGAATAATGCTGATGCGCTCAATGCGCAGAATGACCCTATTTCTGGCTACACCAATGCCGCCCACGACTATGCCGAGCCTACCAACGGGTCTTGGAACAACCTAGTATTCACAACGTCAACTGGCACTGTTCTGCTACCCAGTGTTGCCTCCACTACCTACGTAGATTCTTACGGCAACACGGTGGATGTAACAGATGGCATTCCTGTCTCTACTGACCAGGGTGCTGGCGTAGTTAACGGCATTTACAGTGTGTATCTACAGTTCAGGACCACTGAGAAGCTCAGTCTAAGCCCTTTTGTCTTTGCCAACGAGCATGGTGAGGACACTGGTCTATTTGGTATCAACAACATCCAGCTAGTGATGAACATGCGTGACCCCAACAGGGCGATGCGTCTTCGTGACAAGTATGTTGGAACTACGACCAAGCTCTACTATGGCACCTCTGTCGCCCCTGCCCAGTATTCTCCTCCCATTAGTTACAACACTGGTGTGGGCACTGGTCCTTTCAGTGACTCTCAGCTACACGTCCAGTTCTTAACACCTAGTCTAAGCATTCCTCTACCTCCTAAGAGCTGCGTGCCTTACATGGAGTTCCCTCGTTACATTACGCAGGTGGCTAACGCTCTACAGCCCAATGAGAGTGCTCAGCTAGTGTCTCAGACGATTACCCTTCCCCAGATTCCTGACCTGCTCATTATCTACGTGAAGGCTGTGGCAGACCCTGCTGCGACGGCAGTTGACCGTTCTCTAGACCCTGCCCTACCTCAGTATGGCGCTGCTTACCTACCTGTGCTAACATCTCAGAACGGTGCTCGCTCTGTAGCTCCTCTAAGCGTGAACTTTGATAACTTCTCTGGTCTTCTTTCCTCTCACACGTCAGAGCAGCTATATGCCATGAGCGTGCGTAATGGTCTAGAGATGGACTGGAACACTTGGTCTGGTGCTGGTCGTGTATCTTCTGGTGCTGGTGGTCGCAGTGTGAGCACGGTTGGTGGGTTCCTAGTGCTAAAGCCTGGTGTAGATTTGACTCTCCAGGAGGGCCAGGCACCGTCTCTAGTGGGCAACTTTACTCTTCAGTTCAACCTAAGTGTGCGCAACACGTATGGCTTCTCTGTACGCCCTCAGATTTTCATCATTACGGCTAACTCTGGGTTCTTCGAGAGCATTCGTGGTTCTTCTCGTATCATCAAGGGTGTGCTCTCAGAGCAGGATATCATTGCAGCACCTCTGGCCCCTGCTGGAACTCTGGCTGGTCTTGCTCGCATGGTGGGTGGCAAGATGCTCCGCATGGCTAACCGCATGATGTATGCTGGTCGCCCTGAGCGTAAGGAGTCCGAGGCCCCTGACCGCAGAATGGCATCTAAGAAGTCTAGCCTTGCTGAGCGTCTAATGTAAATGTCTATTTATCTGATACTAATGTAAAATAAATATGCTAGAGAATCTCCGGCATATTTATTCTATAAGATTTATTTTATACAGTCTAAATATAATGGCCTTAGAATCTCTTTCTAACCCACTCCAGGCATTGGTGTCACTACCCTATGCGATGAACTTACGCTCTCAGGATGCCACAACGAACAACGCAGAGTGGTCTGCGACGACTCAGTATTTTATCAACGATGTAGTGCGTTCTCCTCTTACTGGCGGTCTATATGTATATGAGGCGTGGGATGGTGCTCAGAATTTACCATCTGCTATTGTTTCTGCTAATGACCCGTCTAGTGTTGGCGGCCAGGCTGAGGGCTGGGCATCTGCTCAGGGCAATGGACTAAAGACTGTTGACCAGAATTCTGCGGCAGTGACTGGTGTGGCGGCAGGTGCGGCAGGCTCTCTTGGTGCGACGGCTGGTCTGACTCTTACACTTCTCAACCCCATTGGTGTTGCTTCTACATGGCTTGTAAAGCTAGATTACAATGCGACTCTAACTGGTGCTGGTGCTTTTGCGGCCACTGAGTGGGTTGTTTGGACGACGACTACTAATGGAGCTGCTCCTACGGTTCGTGTATGTAATCACGTCTTTGGTGCAGGCGCTGTTGGGTCCGGCTCACCAGTGTCTGTTGTTGTGACTCTTCCTGCTGACGCAACGACTGTAACTGTGACTGGTGTACAGAGTGCTACATCTGCTGTTCTACTATTCACTGGCGGTGTCGTTGCGACGTATGCTCGCCTTGCTTAAAATAATAATCTTAGTAGATGAGCGTTCAAGGACTTCAAAACCCTTATGAAAGACTACAGGTTCTTCCGACGACAATGAATTGGCGTGGGGCGTGGCTAGTGACTCAGACCTACTTTAAAAATGATGTTGTAATCAGTCCTATCAATGGAGCTTCATATATTTTAGCAAATCAGACAGCTGTTCAAGGTGGGCCAGACCCTTCAGCTGACCCAGAGTTTGTAGAACTCTCTCCTCTTTCGACTGGTGTGATTGGTCTTACAGCTGGAACGGCAATTGGTATTGACAATACGAATCCTACTAATCCAGTGATTTCTAATGATGGTGTGAGGACATTAGATGGCGATGGAGTTACTATTGTTGTAGATAATACAGACCCAAACAATCCAGTAATCTCATCTAACTCAATCACTATTCTTCAGCAGGGCCAGGGCATTTCTATAAATAATAATAATCCTCAGATTCCAGTTATTGGTAATACTGGCGTCCGTCAGATTTTGGCAGCTGATGCGTCAATAACTGTCTCTAATCCTACGGGCATTGTGACACTCTCAGCGAATGGGCTTCTTGGTGTTACACAGGGGCTTGGTATAGCAGTGACTGGCACAGCACAGAATCCTGTGATAGCAAATGCTGGTGTTGTGAGTCTAGCTGTGGGTGCTGGTCTTTCATCAACAGGTGGAGCAAATCCGACAATTGCTAATACTGGTGTTCTGTCAGTGGCCGCAGCAGACACTAGTATTGTTGTAAGTGGTACAGCACAGAATGTTATTGTAAGGACATCAGCACCAGTTCTTGTAAGGGCGTTTACTGGATTTGGTGACACTGGAACGGGTTTTCTACCAGCCAATCCTAATACGGCTTTTGGAACACCAACCAATGTGCCAGCCAGTCCAAATATCTTTAGAGATTATGTTGCTAATGGAGCACCAGACCCTACTGGTATATTTATGATAGATATGACACAATTCATGCTTCAATTTACCAGCTTTGGTGGTGCTGCTCAAGTCATTCAAAATTTGATTAGTGTGACATTCATTCAAGTTGTTCCAGGCGGACCAAATCGTTTTTATACATCAGCTACTATATTGAATAACACCTATTTAACTGTTGGTGCGACTTATCCAGTCTTAGCTTCAGTGGGAATGCTTTATTTTAATGTGGCAGATGCTAGAACAGCAGGTTTAACAGCGGTATCTGCTATTTCATTTCTTAATAGCACAAATGGCACTATGATGGCTTTGAGTTCTCCAAGTGTTTATAACGCCACATACTATCCGCTAGGTTTACAATAATAAATGGAGACTATTATAGAATGGCAGCACAATCTTCCTTAGACCTTTCAACACCGTTAAATCGCTTGAACGCTCTTCCTACGGCAATTAATTGGAGAAATGATGTCTGGAGTCCTACAACAGTCTATTATAAAAATGACATTGTAATCTCTCCGATTACTAGTGGCTCTTATATTAACATTAGTTCTTCAACAACGACTAGAGGTGGTGGCGACCCATCAACGAATGCCTCAGCATGGTTTGTCTTTGGGAGCGGGGCGGCAGGTGTTCAAGAAATCCAGGGCTCTGAGTACATCACAGTAGGCCCAACATCTACTCCAGAGATAACGAATAACGGTGTTTGTGATATTGCCATTGGCAATAATTTGAATAATCTTGGGACACAGAATGACCCTATTTTAGAAGACCTTGGCATTATATCTGTTCTTGCTAATCCTGGTATTTCTATTACAGGAAATACGGTGACTAATACGGGTGTTATTTATATCAATGGTGGGCCAGAGATTGTTGTAACGGGTAATTCAGATATCACTTTGTCTCATACAGGTGTTATTTCACTAACGCAGGCGGCGACACCTGGCTTAACGGTTGGAGCAGGTTCATCGCCATTAATTACTAATACGGGTCTATTGTCTGTCTCAGCAAGCACTGGTATAACAAATAGTAGCACAGCTCAGACACCAAATTTATTGAATGCTGGAGTAATAGATATAAGTGGTAATGGTTCTATATTGATATCTGACTTTCCAAATATAAAATTATCAACGACGCATCCTTCTATTAGTCTCATAGGCACCTTAGTTAATGCTGTGATGACTCCTAGCCCTACTGTTAGCAGCGCCTTCACTCCTATTCCGGGTAGAATACCTATTACACAAATTCCTGGTTCAGTGTGGGCTACAAGTATTGCTACTCAACTGCCTTATTCTACTGGCACATTTATCATTCATGTATCTCTTGGAACAGTTACAACAGCATCTTCAGGTCAGCCTAATAATTTCGGCACTATAAAGATTACTATATTTGATAGCATTCATAATGTATCTTACCCAGTTCCTGATGCTTTCAATGATTTTAATGAGTTTCGAAGTAATTCAAGAAATTTTCCTGTAATCGGAACAACGACAGTCAGGTTTCCTTTATTACGTATTGTAATAGATTTAGAAACTCTTTGGGCGACTGGATTCCGTCAGATGACAGATATACTGCTTACAGTGGGTCCTGGTTCTGGTTCTGTTAATTCATTATCACTCACTGCTCAGACTACAAATGTCTTTGCGATGTATAATCCTGCTGTAATTTATGCTTAAGATTTACCACCTATAAAGTTAGAAAGCATGTGCGCACCATAAGAAGCATAGAGACTTGAAAAAAGGCTTCTGATACCAGTTATAAAATTAATAGGTCTTACTTCAACACCTGGTATGAGATATCCAGCAATTTGGTAAATAGGGTCAGCTCTGTTATAGATGCGTCTATGTAATCTATTTCCTCCAAGCTCTTGAGGCTCAACGGCTGCGTTATACGACAGGCAGTTTCGTATTAATCCCATTCGTAGAAATCTATCTAGTATTGCTCCACCTAGAGAGTGACCTACACCAATGTAATGGTATTGAGAACGTGGATATCTTTTCTGAACTTCCAAGAGGGTTTGTAAATCCGCTTGGAATCGGTCAGTGCTATCTAGAGTGCCTAGGGCGATGTTAGGCCATGCTGCGAAATCTCGTGAGTCAGATGTACCTCTTACAGATACGACAATGACGTTTTCATATTTATAGAATTTTAGTGTAGGTGATGCGTGGAATAGACTGAAGTTTCCTATATTAAGAAGAGTCCGTCCAGTATAAGCTGATTGAGCCATTTGTTGCATGTGATTAAGGGTTAGCATTCTATATTATAAATTGAATTTCTTTTTGTATGCTGATACGTTTTTGTCTATATCAGTGGAGTTTCCCCATAGAATATAATAAGAAAGAAAACCTGCCTTTGTTGGGTCATTGGTTCTTAAGTCTTTGAGGTGTCGTATTCTATATCTTTGGCGCTGCTGCTTGTCATGTGTAAGAGTATAATCATCTGCT